CGTAGCGGTGCTTACGGATACCAAGGGCGACAAGCCGAGAGGGGTTCCCTTGACCAAGGGGGCTCAAGATGCTGTGAGAAATGCTTATGGCAACCGTGGTCCCTTTGATTGGGCAACCAAGAGCCACATAAGACAGTGGTGGAATAGAATCAGATTACATATGCAGTGGGACGATGATAAACAGGCGGTGCCCCACGCGCTTCGGCACACTTTTGTCTCTCGGCTCGTACAGCGTGGTGTTCCTATCCTCAGTGTTAAGGAACTTGCGGGACATAAAACTATTGACGTGACGCTGAAGTATGCTCACCTTGCACCTCACAATCTGAAGTCTGCAATAGACGTATTAGAACCTACGGAAATTGTGGCGTGACTCGGTGGCGTACTGATGCGGGCGTGGCGGAAGTGGTAGACGCAACGGGCTTAAAACCCGTTTGCCTTCAAGGCAGTAGGAGTTCGAGTCTCCTCGCCCGCACCACTTGCATACTACTTAAAATCTGTTACAATCCAATCCACCCCTACATGGATCACCGTTTCTGTTTGGGAGACCAAGGTATTTTTGTATTCCTTTCCTTGGTCTCCCTACGATCCACTGTGGCAAGGGATTTTCTTGATTCGATAAAGTGGCGAAACTCTGTGGCTAAGGACGGTTAATGAGACAGCAGGATTTAGAGCAAGAGATGCGGGACCTCGGCATCAGTCGCTATTGGAAGACTGTCGAGAGAACCAAGGAACGGGAACTAGAAACTAATAGCCCTTTGGGCAGAAGATTACTGACAGAATCGGTGGGGCTCCTTGCTGACGAGATAAAGAACTGGAAGCGTCAAGTCTCTCAGAAACCGGCGGCTCAACGAAGCAGCGCCTTCCCCTACATTGATATGCTGTCACCACTGTTGGTTGCTGCAATTACCGCGAGAACTGTCATTGATTCTATCTCGGTACATAGAAAAATAACTAAGACGGCATCCACTGTCGCCCGTATGCTAGAGGACGAGGTGAGGTGGCGGGAGTACCGTGATAAGTACCCCGACCTCTGGCGTCACACCGAAGGACAAATCAAGAAGATATCTGGCTATGAGACCAAGCGTAGATACATAAGAAACTCTGAAGTATACGTAGACCTACAATTCGATAAGTGGTCTCCTTCGATCAAGGTGAAGGTTGGCATGGTTCTCCTAGAACTTATGCGTGTAGCCACCGGTATCATTGACATAACTACACGGACGGGGATGCTAGGCAAAAGGGAGACCTATGTTCATCCGACTGACGAATTGGTGCAGTGGATTAAGAATGCCCACAACTATGCCGAGGATTTATCTCCGCTATACCTCCCAATGATTGAAGCACCGGTTCCTTGGGACGGTGTGTACGTTGGCGGATATAAAACGGAGCATGTTGCACAGCGCCCCTTAATTAAAACCCAAGACCGCGCCCACCTAGACGACCTCAATGCTATGGGTATTCCAGAGCCCATCGGTGCTATCAACCATCTACAAAATACTCAGTGGGATATTAATACATTTACTTTTGATACAATGAAGTATTGTTGGGAGAATGACATCGAAGTGGGAGACCTTCCTACTGCTGATGGCGACCCTATCCCCTCAAAACCCGCCGACATAGATACGAATAAAGAAGCCAGACGGAAGTGGCGTAAACTTGCTGCGGGGGTGCGGTTTGCAAACGAAGCCAACGCAAGTCGTAGGCTTCAGGTGTCTAAGGTCCTGTGGACGGCTGATAAGTTTCGGGACCACAAACTGTGGTTCAGTTGGTATATGTGCTTCCGCTCGCGTATGTATCCCAAACCCGCACCTATGACGCCACAGGGACCTGACGTATCTCGTAACCTCTTGAGGTTCGGTAGAGGTACTGTAATGGAAACAGAAAAACACGAATTTTGTCTAGCGGCTCAGGGGGCGAAAGCCTTTGGGGAAGATAAGTGCAGCCTAGAAGACAGGGTTACATGGACCTACGAGAATGAAGATATCATTAAGGCGGTGGCTGAAGACCCCAGAGGTACAACGAACCTGTGGGGTAAAGCCGACAAACCTTGGGGCTTCTTATCTTTTTGTGACGAGTGGGCGCGATACCTAAAGGAAGGGAAAGGTTTTACGACCAAACTTCCTTGTGGGATTGATGGGGCATCTAATGGGCTGCAACTCTATTCCCTCCTTATGCTTGATCCAGTGGGAGCGGCGGCTACTAACGTGATGCCTTGTGATAAACCGGCAGATATTTATGGGGACGTATCCGATAAGACCAAGCGGCTATTGGAAGCAAGTGACCACCCTTATGCTAAAATATGGTTGAAGTTTGGGTTCGACAGAACCCTTTCTAAACGACCTTGTATGGTTGTCCCGTACTCAGGAACCCTGTATGCCGTGCAGAATTATGTCATCGAGTGGTTCAAAGACGAAATTAAGAAACGCAAGGTTGTTAATCCTTTTGGGTGGGAAGAATTATATGCTCCGTGCGCCTTCATTAGTGAGAAGATATGGGAAGCCATTGGCGAAGTTGTAGGGGAAGCCCGTAAAGCAATGTCTTGGTTCCAAGACTGTAGTGACATAATGATAGAGCAAGGGCTACCAATCCGGTGGTCTACTCCTACAGGGTTCTGGGTTAAGCAAGCCTATGAAACGTGGCAGCGCCACAGTATCCGCACAATCATCGGCGATGTCATTAGACAACATCGGATACGGGTGGGTACTGGTACGTTAGACAGGCGTAAAGCAAGGAACGCTATCGCTCCTAATTTCATCCACAGTCTCGATGGGTCGATAGGGCAATTAACGTCTTTGGATATGTTCTTTTTGAATATTGAAGATTTTAATCTGATACATGATGAGTATCAAACCACTGCTACTCATATACCTACGATGCGTGATTGCCTATTGAATAATGTCGTCAAAGTTTTTGAAGTAGATTTATTGGCAAAATTTTATAAAGAACTTCACACATACTTGCCGAATGACATTATACTACCGGAGCCACCAGAACGCGGCGATCTAGATATTAACTGTGTTAGGGATAGTTTGTATTTCTTTTCCTAATTTAATCCACTGAGGCATCAAAATGGAGACCCCTTATGCCACACACTACACCACTGGGAACCGCAGTGTTCCCCCACCTTAACTCGCCTGATACCAAGTTTGATGACAACGGTATTTATGCGACTTCACTCAGTCTATCACCAGAAGATGCTGAACCTTTAATTGCCGCGTTAGAAAAAATGTATGACACAGAATATAAAAAATTCTGCCAAGACAAAAAGAAAGCCGCACTAAAACAATCGGATAAGCCTTGGTCAGAAGAGGTTGATAAAGATAGCGGGGAACCTACTGGCAATTACATCTTCAAATTCAAAATGAAAGCAAAGACAAAAACGGGTGTCGAAATGCGCCCTGTTCTTTTCGATTCTAAATGTCAGCCACTAGCCGAAAACATTGGCGGTGGTAGCAAGATGAAGGTTGCCTTTGAGCCATCATGTTGGTTTGTCCCTGCCCTCGGAGTCGGCATCTCTTTACGCCTTAAGGGTGTTCAGGTTGTTGAGTTGAAAGAGTGGGGAGGACGTTCCGCAGAGAGTCTAGGTTTTGGTGAGGAAGAGGGCTTTGAATCCGCCTCTGCCACCTTAGAAAACGCAGCCAACTTAAAAAACGCACACGAACTCATTCGCGAAGCACCTGAAGCCGAAACTGATAATTACGATTTTTAATGTTGCACCTACGCCTTAACCTGAACCCCGTGCCCGCTTCTCGCCCTCGTGTAACCCGTTGGGGAGCATTCTATGGGAAGCGGCACCAAGCCTTTCGTGAAGAGGCACTAGCCCTGCTTGAGAATATGAGGGAGCAGGGTAATCTCCCTAAGAACCTCCTCTCCGGAAGGCTTCAGGTGTGGGTATTTATACAGGTTAAAAAACCTAAAACATCCAAGTTAGATATCCCGCGTGGCGATATCGACAACTACTTAAAATTAATCCTCGATTGCTGTACGGGTTTTGTCTGGGAGGACGATATCCATATCGAGGAAGTCTGTGGATACAAATGCTTTGCAACAGACACAGGCTCTATCGACCTCTGGGTCAAAGAAAGAAACGATGAAACAATTAGACCTATTCAAGAAAACATCCAACCTACCCACACAGAAGGATTTGGTTCTGGCACATATGAAGGAACGGGGTTCTATCTCTGCCCTAGAGGCTTTGTCACTATACCGAATCTTCCGCCTTGCTGCGAGAATATATGAACTACGAGATCTTGGTATTGCGGTCTCTACTGAATACAGATCAGACATAACGGGCAAGCAATATGCAAGATATACCCTCGGCTGATTTTTTATATCACGAGCCGTGTCCGTCATGTGGGTCCAAGGATAACCTAGGTCGTTATGCAGACGGGCATGGGTACTGCTTTGGTTGCCAATATTATGAGCATGGCGACGGCGAAGCGGGGGCTCAAGAAACAAGGAGACAAGGTTTGGGACTATTATCTATCGAATATCAGCCGCTTGTGCGGCGGGGTATAACAGAAGAGACGTGTAGAAAGTGGGGCTATGGCATCGGACGCTTTAATGGTGAGCCGGTTCAGGTTGCTAACTATAAAAATATTAAGGGCGAGTTGGTCGCTCAAAAGATACGAACCCGTACTAAAGACTTCTCTATCCTAGGAGAGACGAGAGGACTTAGGCTCTGGGGTGAGGATATGTGGCGTGATGGTGGGAAGATGCTTGTTATTACAGAAGGCGAGATTGATGCTTTGAGCGTCAGTCAAGGAGCCTTTAATAATAAGTATCCCACAGCCTCTCTCCCCAGTGGCGCCGCAGGGGCGGTGAAAGCAATAAGACAATCTATCGAATGGCTTGAGAAATTCGATAGTGTCATCTTTCTTTTTGATCAGGATGAGCCCGGACAGAAAGCGGCGCGGGACTGCGCCATGTTACTTTCCCCCGGAAAAGCAAAGATTGCCTCACTGCCCCTGAAGGACGCCAACGAGATGTTGGTAGCCGGACGTATTAAAGAACTTGTAAGCGCTATCTGGGGAGCAAAAATATACAGACCCGATGGTGTTCTTCCCGGTGAAGAACTGTGGGAGAGGGTCTCTTCTGAAGAGGTTGTAGAGTCAGTTGAGTACCCTTGGTCGGGGCTCAACGAGAAGACCTATGGCTTACGGCAAGGAGAGGTTGTTACCCTGACTTCAGGCACCGGGCAAGGCAAGAGTAGTGTGTGCCGCGAATGGCAATCTTGGCTTCTGGGTAAGGGAAAGACGGTAGGTATTGTGGCTCTTGAAGAGAACGTCAAACAGAGCGCTCAGTCTTTAATGGCTGTCTATCTAGAGTGTCCTGTTCATCGGTGGGAAGAGGACCAAATAACAACAGAACAAAAACGAGAAGCCTTTGACGCCACGGTAGGCTCTGGTCGCTGTGTTTTATATGACCACTGGGGATCACTTGATAGTGAGAACTTACTGAGCCGTGTGCGTTACATGGCAAGGGGGATGGGCTGTACACATATCTTCCTAGACCACCTCAGTATCTGCGTGTCGGCGATCGGGGATGGGGATGAGCGGCGGTTGATTGATAACCTCATGACGAGGCTTCGCTCTCTCGTGGAAGAAATGCAGATTTCATTAATTATTGTGTCGCATCTTAAGCGACCAGAAGGGAGGTCCCATGAAGAGGGCGGTCAAGTATCTCTGGCTCATCTTAGGGGCTCTGGCAGTATTGCTAGCCTATCGGATATGTGCATCGGATTGGAAAGGGACCAACAGGACGAAGAACTCAAGAATGTCACCACGCTGCGTGTACTCAAAAACAGATACACAGGGTCCACAGGCGTCGGCTGTCATGTCGAATACAACCCACAAACAGGTAGGTTGCTTGAACGATCCGAACCTATTGGAGCCGACGCTGATGACCTCTTCTAAACCACTAAACACTAACCAAGGAACGGAGGTCCGAATGGATATTCTAAGGCAGCCACACACAGATACTGGAAAAAAGTTAAACTTAAATTGGCTTCAGGTGGCTGAAATAATAAGCCGCCTAGAAGGCACCCGCGTGTCTCATCAAGCACTTAAGGAAAATGAACAGCGTTTGAAAACGAAACTTCGGGACCGCTTTCTTACTGATCCGATTTTGAGAGAGTGGGCTTTAGAACACGGGTATGAGGGGGAGTCATGCTAAAAATGGATGGCTATGATGAGGCAATCATTGGGGAGGTACAACGCTTTACCGATACTTTTATTCTTTATGATTTTAATAAGGTTATGGAGATACTTCAGCGGGAAATGAGCGAACAAGATGCTATAGATTATTGGAGTTTCAACCAGGTCGGTGCCTGGTGTGGGGAAGGTACTCCTGGGTTTTTAATGACACGAAAGGAAACGGATGACACCAACAATATTTGACATAGAAACTAGTGCGATAGATGACTTCAGGACTTTGGAAGGGCTGAACACTATTCATTGTATTGTGATAAGACACGGAGATGAGGTTGCTACATATCATGGCGACAATATCAAAGAGGGATTAGAACGCCTCCGAATCAGTGATTTAATTGTGGGACATAACATTCAGGGTTTTGATATTCCCGCCATACAAAAGTTATATCCTAAGTGGAAGCCAGAGGGTTTGGTAAGAGATACCTTGATACTTTCCCGCCTCGTTTGGTCTGATATTAAAGAAGAAGATTTTAAGAGACTGAACAGCGGTTTCCCAAAAAACTTAGTAGGCGCTCACTCGTTGAAATCGTGGGGCTATCGTTTAGGGGAATATAAGGATGAATATAAGGGCGGTTTTGCGGAGTACAGTGATGAGATGCTTGAGTATTGTATACAAGATACGAAAGTTACTGAAGCGCTGTGGAACGCTATCGCTGCCAAGGAGGGCTCTGCCGATTCCCAGATTTTAGAACATGAGTTTGCTGCGATTATAGATCAGCAACAAAAGAATGGTTTTGCTTTTGATGTTAAGAAAGCCGTTGAGTTGTATGGTCAGTGGTCTCAAGAGCGAGAGGTGCTTAAGAGGAAACTTATAGAAACCTTCCCGCCCTCTATCGAAGAGATGAAGACGCCTCAGTATTGGGAGGTTGTTGCTACGAACCCTGTTGAGGGGCGGTTGGCTCTTCAGTACCTCACAAAGACGGCGGCTA